TTCGGCTTTAATATAACGAGGAAAAAGAAAAATCTAAAGTCATTTGCTGCACCAGAGAATGATGATGGTGCAATAGATGTTTCTGCAGGTGGAGCCTTTGGTCACTATGTTGACATGGAAGGTAAGATAAAGAATGAGATTCAGTTGATTAATCGTTATCGTGAAATGGCAACTCAGTCGGAGTGTGATGCTGCGATTGATGATATATGTAACGAGGCAATTTCTACGACAGATCAAGCCGATGATGTTCTACTTTTAAATTTAAATGATCTTGGTGCTCCCGATAATATTAAGGATAAAATTCATACAGAATTTGATACTCTCATAAATATCCTTAATTTTAATCGGGATGCACATGAGATTTTCAGAAAGTGGTATGTTGATGGTAGAATGTACTATCACATTATTGTAGATGAAGCGAAAAAGAAGCAGGGTATACAGGAACTTAGACAGATTGATCCTCGTAAAATACGGAAGGTCAGGGAAGTAACAAAAGGTAAGGCAGCAAATGGCGTTGAAACTGTAGATAAAGTTGAAGAATTCTATGTATTCAATGACAAGGTAGGTAATGCACAAACAGAAGTTACACAAGGTGTAAAAGTACGAACTGATTCAGTCGCTCATATCAATTCTGGTTTGTTTGATTACACAAGTAACGTTGTCATAAGTCATCTTCACAAGGCTATAAAACCATTGAATCAATTGAGAATGATGGAAGATGCGGTCGTCATATATAGAATAAGTCGTGCCCCCGAAAGACGGCTTTTCTATATTGACGTTGGTAACTTGCCGAAGGCAAAAGCCGAAGAATATCTAAAAGACCAGATGACAAGGTTCCGAAATAAATTGGTCTATGATGCAGATACAGGTGAAATCAAAGATGACCGTAAGCATATGTCAATGTTAGAAGACTTCTGGCTACCTCGTAGAGAAGGTGGTCGTGGCACAGAAATTTCTACATTACCAGGCGGTCAGAATTTAGGTGAGATGGAAGATGTACTTTTCTTCCAAACAAAATTATATAAATCTTTGAACGTTCCGCCAAGTAGATTAGAGTCCGATAGTGGATTTTCGCTAGGTAGAGAATCAGAAATTAGTCGCGATGAATTAAAGTTTTCAAAATTTGTTGATAGATTGAGAAACGATTTTGTTGAGTTGTTTGATCATTTATTGAGAGCTCAATTGTTATTAAAAGGGATTATAAAGGATGAGGATTGGGATAAAATAAAGCATGAGATTCAGTATAGATGGGCAGAAGATTCTTATTATAGGGAAATCAAGTCAACTGAGATGTTACAAAGTCGTTTAGAAATACTTAGAGATGTTTCAGATTATGCTGGTAGATACTATTCTATGGATTTTATCAGGAGAGAAATATTGCAAATGACAGATGAAGAAATTCGTGAAATGGATAAGCAAATTGAAGCTGAAACCGAAGATGGGAAGTTAGCTAAAGAAGCAACTATAGAATGGGGTGGTTCAGAAGTTACAATTACAGATAAATTGGATGACGAAGAACCAGCAGAGATTTCAGTTACAGATAAACAAAATGAAGAATATGATGGTAATGATACAACTGTCAAAAAACTTTTAGAAATACGAGAAGGAGAAAATAAAAATGGCAATAGAAGATCTAATAGATAAAATCTTTGATGACAATCCAGTAGAAGCACAAAAGGAATTTGAATCAGAATTGCAGCAAAAGCTTACAGCTGCATTAGATACTAAAAAACAAGAAGTGGCTTCATCTTTGTTTGGTGGCGTTAAACCAGAGGAAGTTCCAGAGGAAACTCCCCCATTAGAAGTTGAACCAGAACAAGAGGTATAATAATGGCACATGGATCAGGAGTAAGAATCATTTATGATCAAGGTTTTAATGGTGGTCGTACCATGGCACTGATTACGGCTGTGGGTGCCACTGAATTAACAACTACAACAGGTTTGATTGACGCGTCTATATTAACTAATGCAGCAACAGACCCAAGATTATCAGTCGAAAAAATTTCATGGAATAGTAGAACTGCAGCTGGGTATTTTAGTGTTCTTTTTGATGCCGATACGGATGTCACTGCCTTTTCTTTGAGTGGTAATGGTCATTGGGGTAAATCTTTTACCGCAGCTTTGGATGCACCTATTACAAATAATGCAGGTACAGGTATAACTGGTGATGTTGCTATTACTAGTACTGGTTTTGAGGCGGCAGAGATTTTAAGTGTTGTGGTAATTCTTAGAAAAGAATCAGGATATGATACAAGAACTGATTATAGTGGATAGGAGTTAGAACTATGAAATTAATCACAGAAACTATAGATAATGTAGATTTTTTTACAGAGGCGGGTGACGATGGAAAAGAATCCCTTTTTATAGAAGGTGTTTTTCTTCAAGCCGAACAAAAGAATCGTAATGGTCGAATCTATCCATTGAATATACTTGAAAAGGAAGTAAGAAGGTATAACAAAGAGTATATTAAGGAAAATAGAGCGTTTGGTGAACTAGGTCATCCAGATGGCCCAACCATCAATTTAGAGCGTGTTTCTCACCTTATTACCAAATTGAGAAAAGATGGTACTAATTATTTGGGTAAAGCAAAAGTTCTAAGTTCTACTCCATATGGAAAGATTGTTGAGGGATTACTTGGCGATGGTGCTAAATTGGGTGTTTCATCTAGGGGTATGGGTTCTCTGGAAGAAATGTCAGATGGTACTAAAATGGTTAAGGATGATTTTCTTCTGTCTACTGCAGCTGATATTGTTGCTGATCCATCTGCACCAAATGCATTTGTTCAAGGTATAATGGAAGGACGCGAATGGATTTGGAATAATGGTATATTGAAAGAATCAGAAATTGAAGAAATTGAAGAAATCGTTGAAAAGAAATATAATACTAAAGAACGTGAAGAAACTATATTGAGAGCATTTGATAAATTTTTCTCAAAATTATAATTCGTATAAATACATAATAGAATAATATTGTTCCTCAGAGGTATATTTTTGGGTAATCTACTAGAAGATTTTAAAGATTTAGTAAATTTAGAGGATGATTCATTTTCTGAATTTATTACCGAAGATGAATATGCTAGTCTTCAAGATACTGAGAAGTCTTTTTATGAGGAAATATCTGATATTGAAGAATATGATTTAGCTGAAAAGATTATAACAAAACGTAAGAAAATAATAGACCCAAAAGAACGTAAACAAGAAAAGAAAAAACGTGAGGCCCGTAAGAAGCTGGGGTCAGGAACTAAATTATTCCGTTTGGTTAAAACGGCCGGTGGAAAATTTAAGAAAGTAGCTAAGTCTACTAAACAAAAAGCATCAGATAAATCCTTTTCTTTAAGGAGAAAACGAAGAAAGGGAAAAGATACTGTACGAAGGGTTACGGCTACTTCAGAGTATAGAACTCCAGTAGGAGAATTACAATTAAAAGAAAAGGAGCAATCATACATGGAAACTATCAATAAAGAACAGGTTCGTCCAGAACTTTCTTATGATTCGTCTGCCGATGTTGATGCTCTCTTGAATGGCCAAGAACTCAGTGATGAGTTCAAAATAAAGGCATCTACCATTCTTGAAGCTTCTGTAAAGAAGCAGGTTGATGATCATGTGGATAAGATTTGGGAAAATATCGAACAACAAGTTGAAAAGGACTTTGAAGAAGCACAAACCGAAGTCAAAAAAGAACTCGTTGAAAAAGTCGATTCCTATCTTAACTATGTAGTAGAAGAATGGATGCAACAAAACGAAATAGCCATCGAGAGTGGTATTAAATCAGAATTAACCGAAGAATTTATTCAAGGTTTAAAAACTTTATTCTCTAATCACTATATTGAAGTTCCAGAAGACAAAGTTGATGTTATTTCTGAGCTAACTACAAAAGTAGAGGAATTAGAAGATAAATTGGGTACTCAAATTAATGAGAATATTGAATTAACGAAGCAAGTCACCGAAAAACAACGTCTGGAATTGTTACAACAAGCTTCTTCAGATTTGGTTGATACGGAAGTTGAGAAACTAAAAGAACTTACCGAATCAATTGATTTTGATGGGGATGTTGAAACCTTTGTAGAAAAAGTAAAGACTCTTAAAGAGAACTATTTCCCGAAAGCAGTTACTACGGAAGAAGAAGTGGACTCTGAAGAACCGTCTTTCCCGGCCGAGTTGAGTAGTTCAATGACAGCATATACTCAAGCAATCGCAAGGTCGATAAAGTAAATAAAAAAGGAGAGAAAATATGGAATTTTCACATCAATTAACAGAAAAGTGGAAACCAGTTCTTGACCACGAAGATCTTCCTAAAATTGAAGATAAGTATCGCCGTCAAGTGACTGCTATTCTGCTAGAGAATCAAGAACAGGCCATTATGGAAGAGCAACAGATTTCTTCTGGTGGAACTGGTCTTTTAACAGAAGCAGCTCCAGTATCTAGTACTGGTAGTACTGCGGCTGGTGCAGCTGGTCTTAGTGGTACTTCTACCGCTAATCGTCAGGGTTATGATCCTGTCATGATTAGTCTTATTAGACGTTCTGCTCCAAATTTAATTGCCTATGATATTGTTGGTGTTCAACCAATGACAGGCCCGACAGGACTTATCTTCTTTATGAAGTCCAACTATGTCGATCATGACGATACTGGCCCAGGTAGTGAAGCACTCTTTAATGAGGCACAAACATCTCACTCAACTCAAGCTGATACTGGTTCTGCCACTGCAGCTGGTGTTGATGATGCAAATACGGCTGAAACCGATCCATTTGCCGCCGATTACTTCGCAGATTCTGCGATTGCTAGTGGTGTTGCAACTGCTGGTGATACCCAGCAAGGTATGGTGACGGCTACTGCTGAAGCTTTAGGTGATGCAGCTGGCAACGCGTTCCGTCAAATGTCATTCTCAATCGAGAAGACAAGTGTTACGGCACGTAGTCGAGCTCTTAAAGCCGAATACACCACAGAATTGGCACAAGATTTGAAAGCAATTCATGGTCTTGATGCTGAAGCCGAATTGGCTAATATTCTGTCAACGGAAATCCTCACGGAAATTAATCGTGAAATCGTCCGTACAGTTAATGGTGTTGCAGTAGATGGTGCCCAAATTGGTACAGCTACGCCAGGAACGTTTGATCTTGATACAGATTCAAATGGGCGATGGTCAGTTGAAAAGTTTAAAGGTCTTCATTTCGCCATTGAACGTGATGCTAATGCAATTGCTACCAACACTCGTAGGGGTCGCGGTAATATTATTGTTGCCTCAGCTGATGTTGTCGCTGCTCTGTCTATGACAGGTCAATTGGACACTGGTGCTGGAGATAGTATCGGAACTGGTGGAATTGCAGCTGACGGTATTACTGGTAACACTTTTGTAGGTACACTTAATGGTCGTTATAAAGTATACATCGATCCTTATTTCTCAGCGGCCCACGAATATGTCACTATCGGTTATAAAGGTTCTTCACCTTATGATGCTGGTATCTTCTATTGTCCGTATGTACCATTACAGATGGTCAAAGCTGTTGGTGAAAATAGTTTCCAACCGAAAATCGGTTTTAAAACCCGATACGGAATGGTCGCTAATCCATTCGCAGCAGTTAGTGCCGTAACAGGTGCTATTGAAGAAGCTGGTAATAGCTACTATCGTACAATTAAAGTTACAAACTTGATGTAAACGTATTTCACCGTTACATTTTAGAGGGGGGAGAAATCTCCCCTCTTTTTTTTGTTTATAAATATATTTGGAGGTATAGAAATGTCAATAGTAAAAGGTTTACCAGAAAATTATAATACGTTGTCTCCAATTTCATTTAAATTTTCATTTGAGGCCTTACCAAATGTCACTTATTTTTGCCAGACAGTATCCTTACCTTCTCTTACATTGGGCGAAGTTACAGTTCCAACTCCATTAAGAGATTATACTGTTCATGGTGATAATGTGACTTATAGTGCGATTGATATATCCTTTATTGTTGATGAGAATATGGAAAATTATTTGGAACTTTTCAATTGGATTCGTGGTCTAGCACCAACATCTTCTTTTAATCAAAGAAGAGCGTTGGAATTGAATTCTAGAACAGGTATAACAACTACAGGGATTTTAACAATCTTGACAAATAATATGAATGCCAACAAAACTGTTATGTTTGATGACTGTTGGCCAACAACGTTGGGTGAAATTGCATTTGATAGTACTCAAACAGAAGTTCCAGTAATCGTAACCACAGCTTCATTCAACTTTACGGACTTACATTTTGAAACGGTGAAGTAATATATGAATTTAGATGAATTGTTTTTGGAAGTAGAAAAGGATTTGGGCCCAATTGATGATAGTGAGTTAGATAG